TGGTTTATTGTTTAAAGCTGGAGCATTTATTAATCTTCAATCTACTCGTGTAGTAGACGCAATAACAGTTTATTACGACGGTCCAAATCCAACAGGTAGTTAGGAAATTAAATGGCGACTATTACTTTTACAGTCACCGTCGCAAGTGGCACTAATGCTTTTAGCACTGCTAATAAATATTTTATTAATGGTAAAGTTAGTCCTGTTTTAAATTTGGAAGAAGGTAATACTTATATCTTCGATCAAGCAGATAACAGTAATGCTAATTACACTTTAGGATTTTCAAGTTTTAAAGATGGTAATTTACCTAATGCTATTTCACCTTATCTTACAGGAGTAACTGTTACAGGAACAGCAGGTCAAGCTGGAGCAAAAACTACTATAGTTTTAGCACCTGTTAGAACGGTAGGAGCACCTCTTTTATTTTATTATAATTCCTTAACTACTTTATTAGTGGGAATGGGTAATACTGCAAATACAGTTTCACCAACTTCTGATAAAAATACTTTTAACCCAGCTATTGATGATATTATAGAAGAAGCTTTTGAAAGAACTAATATAAGAGGAACTAGAACTGGTTATCAATTAAGATCAGCAAGACGTTCTTTAAATATTATGTTTAAAGAATGGGAAAACAGAGGAGTTCATTTATGGAAAGTAAAATATGCTGAAGTACCTTTAGTAAGGGGTCAAGCAGAATATAGTTATGCTACAGATAGTGTTAATTTTCCTGATGATTTAAGTCAAATTTTAGAAGCATCTTATAGAAATAATAGTACAGTAACAAATCCAGTTGACACCACATTAACTCAAATTAGTAGATCTCAATATAATGCAACACCTAACAAATTAACACAAGGTACACCTTCACAGTTTTATATAGATAGATTAATTAATCCTAGTATTTATTTATATGCTACACCAAGTGCTAGTGTTTCTAGTACAAGTACACCTTCTAGTTTTCAATTTTGTTTTTATTACATGGCTAAAGTAGAAAATGCAGGTGACTATTCAAATACATCTGATGTAGTTGATAGATTTTATCCATGTATGATGTCAGGTCTTGCATATTATTTAAGTATGAAATTTTCACCAGCTAGAACACCAGAGTTAGAGAGAATTTATGAAACAGAAATGGCAAGAGCATTAGATGCAGACAACCAAGGTACATCTACATTTATATCACCACAAACTTTTTACGGCGATGGAGTTATGTCATAATGGGAGTTTTTGCTAGAGGTAAACAAGCATTAGCAATTTCCGATAGATCTGGATTAAGATTTCCCTACACAGAAATGGTAAGAGAATGGAATGGATCTTTAGTTCATAATTCAGAGTATGAACCAAAACAACCACAACTTCAACCAGCACCTGTTGGATCAGATCCACAAGCTTTACAAAATCCTAGAGTACAAAGAGATAGTACACCTCAATTAATTTTATTAGAAAATAATCCATTTGAAGTTATTCTTTCAGCTGGTAATACATTTGTTAATGTTTATTCACTTGATCATCAAAGACTAGCTAATAGTGTTGTAAGATTGAGAGGAGCACCACAAGTTATAGCAGCAGGAGCAGGTGGGCCGGACACTTATAATTTACAATCTTTTGCAACTATCCCAAGTATTTCTGGAGTTACAGATATAGATTCAGCAGCAGGTTTTACAATTCAATTAGGACAGATAGCAGCAAATGGAATAGTATCTGGTGCAACAACAACTGATGTATTAACTAATCCTATTAGTTATTTTTATTTTCAAAGCGCTAGTAATGGAACAACATCTGGTGTAAAAGGGGGTTTTAATAGTTGTTCAGCAGGACCCGTAACATTGGAAGCATTATAATATGGCATACACTTTAGCAAACCTACAAACAGATATAAGATCATATACCGAAGTTGGTATTAATGTTTTAACAGATGCTATTTTAGGAACTATTATTAAGAATACTGAAAATGGAATTTGGAGATCAATTCCTACAGATCAAAATGCTCATTATGCTACTTCAAATTTAGTTAGTGGGAATAGATATGTAACTATTCCTGCAGATTTAAGATCTATTAATTATGCACAACTTACAGACGCAGCAGGAAATCAAGTTTTTTTAGAACAAAGAGATCCTAGTTTTATGGCTGAATATTATGGCACTCCCAACACTGCATCGGTAGGAATTCCTAAATATTATGGAAATTGGGATGAAACTTTTTGGGTAGTATCTCCTACTCCAGATAGAACTTATTCAATTACAATGGCTTATAATAAAGAGCCAATTAGTTTAACAAATACAACACTTCCTGCGGCGGCACCTGCAGCTACAAATGGAAACTATTTATCCAATAAATATCAAGACTTGCTTTTATATGGAGCTCTGGTAAATACATATGGGTACTTGAAAGGTCCACAGGATATGATACAATACTACCAAGGGCTTTATCAAAATGCACTTACAACGTATGCAACTGAACAAATTGGTTACAGACGCAGAGACGAAGATGAAGATGGAATTATTCGTCAACAACTTAAATCAAAATCACCATCAGCTTATGGAACAAATAATTAATGGAGATAAAATAATATGGCAAATATAGTACCTTTCTCATTTGGGAAAGAATTGTTTTCAGCAGGACACGCATTTCAAAACGCAAGTGGAGTGACTTATAATCTAGCTTTATATGTAACCAATCCTTACACTACAGCTTCTACTGTTTATACAGCAGGTGCGGGTGGAGAAGTATCTGGAGCAGGTACAGGTTATACAGCAGGTGGTCTAGCTTTGACTTCGCAAGCAGTAGCTAATCAAGGAAAAGTAGCTACAGTAGATTTTGCAGATTTACCTTTTAATGCAGCAACTTTCACTGCATCTTTTGGAGTAATTTACAGAGTTGGTAATGCAAAATTGGTAGTAATATTAGATTTCGGCGGACCTAAAACAGCAACAAATGGAACTTTTACAATATCATTTCCAGGTGCTGCCACAGGAACTCCTGCAGGAACAGACGCAATTTTAAGTATAACTTCTCCAGTATAAGGAAAAATTTATGGCGTTAGTAGTTAATGACAGAGTAAAAGTAACAAGTACTACAACAGGCACAGGTGCATTTACACTTGGCGCAGCACAAGTAGGATTTGAAACTTTTGCAACAGGAATTGGAAATAATAATACAACTTATTATACAATTTTTAATCAAGGTACTAACGAGTTTGAAGTTGGACTTGGAACATTAAATGCTAATAGCACTGTGATGACTAGAACTACAATTATTTCTAGTTCTAATTCTGATTCAGTTGTTGATTTTGCAGCTGGAAACAAAGATGTATTCTGTACATTACCTGCAAGTAAAGCAGTTTATTTAGATGCTGGTGGTAATACAGTTAACGCAGCGGGAGCAGGTTTTGCAGTAGCAATGGCAATCGCTTTATAGTATAACAAAAAGGAATAAAAATTATGGCACAAAATTTTGCATCAACAGCTCTTCAAATTACAAACCTAGCGGCAGGTACGGAATTACTTCCTACAGCAGCAGCGGGTTTTGCAGACGCTGTTATAGGAATTAGAATGGCTAATATTACAACAGCAGCAGTTACAGTAGATGTTTTTCTTACACCAAGTGGTGGATCTGCTAAATACATTGTAAAAGGTTTAAGTATTCCACCGGCAAGTTCTGTTGAACTAGTTCAAGGTGGAGCAAAATTTGTAATTAATCCAGGAGATAGTTTAAGAGCTTTATCAAGTTCTGCATCATCCGTTGACGTTGTTACAAGTGTCGTAGATAAAATTAGTGCAATACCAAGTTAGGAATTTAAATTATGAGCGATGCATATCCAACTGGAATTTATGTAGGAAACAGTCCTGGTTCACAGGAAATCTATACTCATGCAGAAGTTATAGATAATTTTTTAATTATTGAAAGTGCAGTTCTTGCAGGCCCAGTAACGTTTGAAGCGACTGTTGAAGTAACAGGAACGTTGGTAATTGTATAGTGAGTAAATTAGAAGTAGATAAAATTACTCCTCAATCAGGAACAACTCTTACAATTGGAGAAGCAGGAGATACAACTGTAGTAAATGGTTTAGGTACTTTACCTGCAACTATTGGATCAGCTACTCAAGTACTTTCAGTTAATGCAGGAGCAACAGGTTTAGTATATGGAACCGCAGCAACAGATTTAAGTAATTTAAATGCAACTAATTTAACAAGTGGAACTGTACCAGACGGACGTTTCCCTTCAGTATTACCAGCAGCAGGTGGACAAAATTTAACATCATTACAACCAGCAGCTATAGTGGGTGGAACTTTTGGTGCAATAAACTCAGCTAATTTAACAAATTTAAATGCAACAGCTTTAACAAGCGGAACTTTACCGGATGGAAGGTTTCCTTCAACGCTTCCAGCGATTAGTGGTGCTAACTTAACTAACTTACCCGCTGGTGGAGATAATACACCAATTGTACTAGCATACTTAAATGGTGCATCAACTATTCCTTCAAATACAGCTACAACATTTATTCCCAATGGAACACTTGTAAATACTAATACAGTTTATAATACATCTACTGGTGTATTTACACCAAACGTAGCAGGTTATTATAGAATTAGAATACAAACAGGTGGTGCTAATTATAATGGTGTTGTTGCTTTATTAGTTAGAGTGGGTACTTCTACAGATTATTTTCTTAAAGATGAGAGTGTAAGTAGTTGTTATGTAGAAAATGGAGAAAGAATTATTTATTTTAATGGTAGTTCTAATTATGCAACTTTTAGATGTTTTTTTCAAAATGGTAGAGTTATAAGTGGAAGTAGTACTACTGGTAACACAATATTACAAATATTTAAAATAATAACATAGGAAAATAATTATGGCTCAATACTCAACAAAAATAGAAGAATACTGTAAATCTAACAATGTTAATACAGTAAATTTTAGAAGTGATGTTTTACTTCAAAGTGATAGAGATGAAGTTGTTTATATATATGAATGGAATTTAGATATTCCACAACCTACTTCAGAACAAATTGAAAGTTATGAAACAGTAGCTAATCAAACAGAAGCTAATGTAGTAAATGCTAAAGCAAGTGGTAACACTAAACTTTTAGACTTAGGATTAACCGAAGAAGAAGTTAAAGCATTGATTGGAATATAAAATGAGCGAAGTAAAAGTAAATAAAATTAGCCCACGATCCGGAACAGGTGTCACTCTTGGTGATAGTGGTGATAAATTTACAGTTCCAAGTGGTAGTAATATAACTATTAATTCAGGCGCTAGTATAG